CGTCAGGTCTGGAGTCCTCAATTTAAACAAAACTGCTTCCCCCATCGCTCAAAGATGGGGGTTTTGAAGAGCTTCCTCAGGTCGCTCATTACTACGAGCATCGTGAAGCCACGGTTGAAGGTGCCGTAACGCCTTTGCCAAAACTTCATGCATTGCTTGATCCTTTTAGGACTTGGAAATGAAGCGGCCAGAGATTGGAAAGATGAATAGGCGCGTCACGATCTCTGTCGTCTCTCACGTTCCCGACGCTTCCGCCGGCTTCACTGCTCAGGTGGAAAAGAAGGTAACGGTTTGGGGACAACTCGAGGTTGTCGGAGCGGGCATCTACTTCGGTACGAAGCAGGTCGAAAGCACTGTGACGCATCGCGTGACGGTGCGACGAATTGCAGGCAAGACACGGCCGCAGGATCTGATGACCGCCAGCACAATGACGATTGATGGGGTTTCATACCTCATCAAGCGCGTGGCTGATCTTGGCGGAGTCGACCGCTTCACCGTGATCGATTGCGAAGAAAAGGGGGTATCTGATCATGCTGGTAGGCGTATCGGTGGATCCTGGCTTTAAGAAGATCGACTACGACGGCAAGGCGCTCAAGAAGCCTCTTCGCAAGTCGGGGAACGAGGTCAGAAAGCTGGCTCGCAAGCTGATCTCCAGACAGGCCGTGTCTGAAGCCGGGCAATTCCCTGGGAAGCAGACGGGCACGATGGCTAAGTCAATCAAGGTCAAGGTGTCGAGGTATGGCTATTTGGTTCGCATTGCTCCGACGAAGACGGATGCCATGCCGGTCTACTACCCCGCCTTCGTCGTGTACGGTCATCGAGGCCCCAACTCGGAGACCAAGCAGGAGGCCAGAGCCCACAAGAAACGGTACGGCAAGAAGGTGGCGGCGCCTCGAAAGAACTTCGTTCCGGAGGCCGCCGAAATGTATGCGAAAACCTTCCAGTCGGAAATGACTGAAGCACTTGGAGAAGCGATCAAATGAACCTGACTCCAATCATAAATGCCTTGCGCCAGAGGTGTCCTTCGTTCCAAAGGCGCTTTGCCGGCGCGGCCGAATGGGCAGGTCTGACGGTCGAGGAGGCCCCGCCGATGCCGGCGGCCTATGTCGTGCCGCTTCGAGAGGACGCATCCGACAACGAAAGCGTCAACTCGTATTACCAGACGATTACCAACACCTTTGGCGTGATCGTACTGGTGGACAACGCTGCAGACATCCGCGGCCAAGGGGCGACGGCAAGACTCGACAGCCTTAGGCCTGAGCTCTTCAAGGCCCTGCTCTCATGGCATCAGGAGCCGAAGGATGAGTTTTCGGAGATCGTCTATCAGGGCGGATCCCTGCTCTACATGGACGATGCTCGGCTGGCCTTTCAGTTCGAGTTCTCCTACGAGACCTACCTTGACTTCTTCGACACGTACCAGAAGGTCGAGCTTGAGGAGCTTCCAGACTTTGAGGGCATGGACGTCGACGTCGATCAAATTGAACCCTCCGCGACAGGAAAGCCGGACGGCAAACCTGAAGCACACTTAAAGGTGGAATTCAAATGAGCGTGAGTTTTAACACGATTCCGAGCGGCATTCGAGTGCCGCTTTTTTATGCGGAGATGGACAACTCTGCGGCCGCAACGCCGACGAGTCAGACCGCCTCCCTTCTCATCGGCCAGATGTTGGAAGGCGGGAAGGCCGAGGCCGGCAAGCCCGTCTACGTTTCGACTGCGGCAATGGCCAAGGAGCTCTTCGGTCGCGGTTCCATGATCACCCGCATGGTCGAAGCCTATCGAAGCGTCGACAGCTTTGGCCAACTTGTGGTGATCCCCGTGGCCGATGCCTCCGGCACGGCTGCGACCGGCAAGGTAACCTGCTCCGGCACAGCCGCCGAGGCAGGGACGATTTCCCTCTACATCGGGTCCGACCGCGTGCAGGTGGCCGTCTCCAACAAGATGACGGCCGAGAATGCGGCCAAGGCCATTGCCGACGCTGTCACTCTCAACAAAGACCTTCCGGTGACGGCTCAGGCATCTGCAAGCTCGGTCACGCTGACGGCCAAGAACAAGGGGACCTGCGGCAATGACATCGTCCTTGCCGTGAATCTGCGCGGTGCGATCAACGGCGAAAAGATCGTGACCGGTCTGGGCGTCGAGGTTGAGACGATGTCGAAGGGCGCAACTGATCCCGATCTGACTGAAGCGCTTGCGGCCATGGGCGACGAGCAGTACGACTTCATCGGCTGCCCGTATTGCGACGCGGACACGCTCGACAAGCTCTCCGAAAAGATGAACGACACGTCCGGCCGCTGGTCTCCCTACCAGATGATCTTTGGACACGTGTACACGGCAAAGCGCGGAGCCGTGAACACCCTCGTAGAATTTGGCAAGACCCGCAACAACCAGCATGAGACCGTTGTCGGCATCGAGCCGAATCTTCCGACTGCTTCGGCGGAAGTTCTTGCGGCCTATCTCGCCCGAACGTCCGTCTTCATCTCGGCCGACCCTGCTCGCCCGACGCAGACGGGTGTGTTGACGGGTGTAATGGCGTCGCCCGAGGGCTCTCGCTTTGTTCAGAACGAGCGTCAGACGCTTCTCGAGAATGGCATCGCAACCCTCTACACGGTGTCCGGCTCCGTCATGATCGAGCGCGCCATCACGACGTATCAGAAGAACGCCTTCGGCGACGCAGACGCTTCCTATCTGGACTCCGAGACGCTTCATACGAGTGCGTACGTACTGCGTCAGATGAAGTCGATCATCACGAGCAAGTACGCTCGCCACAAGCTCGCCAACGACGGCACGCGCTTCGGAGCAGGGCAGGCCATCGTCACGCCCTCCGTGATCCGTGGAGAGCTGATTGCTCTTTACCGTCGTCTTGAGCTCGAGGGCATTGTGGAGAACGCGGATCTCTTCAAGGAATATCTGATTGTCGAGCGCAACGCGAGTAATCCGAACCGCCTGGACGTCCTGTTCCCGCCTGACTACGTGAACCAGCTCCGCATCTTCGCCGTCCTCAATCAGTTCCGCCTTCAGTACGCGGAGGAGTAAATCATGGGTAAGAAACTAGCAGGGACCTGCTTTGTGAAGGTCAATGGCCAGCAGCTCGAGCTTCAGGGCAACATGGAGTTCCCGCTGACGCTCGTGCAGCGCGAAACGCTTCTTTCGACTGCCGGCGTTGCGGGCTTCAAGGAAACGGTCGTTGCACCGTACGTGAGCGGGGACTTCATCGTGCCGACAGACTTCCCGATTGCAGAGATCAAGGATTCCACGGCTCAGACGATCACCGTCGAGTGCGCAAACGGCATGGTCTACACGCTTTCCGACGCGTACGTGACGGACGTCATTGCCTACAAGCCGGTAGACGGCACGCTTTCCATCAAGTGGGAAGGCACCAACGGGGAGCTCGGCTGATGGAACAGACCTTTACGTTGTCTCAGCCTGTCCAGCACGGCACGGAAGAACTCATGGAGCTGACGCTTCGTGAGCCGACTCCGAAGGACGTGGGAGCGCTCGGACTGCCCTACAGGCTCCATGCCGATCTCACGTCCGAGCCCGTGCCGGCCGTCTGCACGAAGTACATCTCCAGACTTGCGGGCATCCCGACTTCGGTCGTGGAAAAGCTGGCGCTCAACGACTACACGATGCTTCTGTATCTTGTCGTCGCTTTTTTTTCATCCTCTCGCAAAGAACCGCAGGGGAGCTGATGAATCTCGCGTTTGAGACGGCCTATTGGTGGCGTCTCAAGCCGAGTGAGGTGATGGAGCTTCCGCTCTCCGAGCTGAGGCTCCACATCGATCAGTGGAACAGGATTCAGGAGAAACTCAAAGATGGCGAATAAGGATTTCAGGCTGACCGCCGTTCTGGCGGTGCGCGATACGATGTCGCCCGTCTTGGCCGTAGCCTCTCAGAAGTGGGAGGGCTTCAAAACGGCGATTGATTCGACTGAATTCAACGACCTCAACCGAAAGCTCAAGCTCGCTCAGCGATCGGTCCAGGACTTTGCGAGCGAGGCGCAGGGCGTTGCGCAGGCCGTAGGCGCGCCGTTTGCGGCCGTGGCCGGAGCTGTAGGCTTCAGCCTTCAGTCAGCTGTGACGGGATTCGCTCAGGCGGGCGACGGCCTCGACAAGATGTCCGCACGCCTCGGGATCTCGGCCGTGAAGCTTCAGGAGTGGAGCTTCGCTGCAACGCACGCGGGCGCAGCCCCAGAGGATCTGGAGGATGCGCTGAAGGATCTGTCAGAGAAGATCGCAGAGGTGGCCGGAGGCGATACCGGCGATGCTGCGCAACTCTTCTCGGCCCTGGGGATCTCCGTGAAGGACGCTTCCGGCAAGATTCGACCCGCTTCCGATATTTTTGAGGAGGTAGCGGATGCGATCCAGCGCAACGAGGATCCCGCCCTTCGTACAAAGATGGCCATGGTCCTTATGGGCGACAGCGGACGAAAGCTGATTCCCATGCTATCTGGCGGCGCGCAAGGGCTTGACGACATGGCCAAGCAGGCGCACGACCTTGGTCTGGTCATGAATGAGGACGCTGTCGCGGCCGCGGCCAAGATGACGGACCACATGGATGACATGAAGGCCAGCGTCACGGCGGTCGGTCATGAGATCGGCTACCGCTTGTCCCCCGTTGTCATCAGCATGTCGGACCGCTTCCGCGATCTGGCCGCGGCCAATAAGGGAGCGCTTGGGGAAAAGGTTGAAAAGGTCGCAGGATCGTTTGCGGATGCCATCGGAAAAATCGACTTCGAGGGCATTGCGTCCGCGATTCTGACAATCGCAGACTATTCGGTTAGGGCGTTCAACGCAATCGGCGGCTTCAATACGGTCCTTTACGGCATGGGGGCGCTCATCGCCGGCAAGAGCATCATGGCTGTGGTGTCTCTGGGATCCAGCGTTATCGGACTGGTCCAGTCCTTCGGAGCGGTTGCGTCGGCAGCGAAGGCGTTCGGCATTGTGGCCACGACGTCCATGGGGCCGATCGGGTGGGTGCTGGGCGCGCTCGCGGTCGGGGCCGGCATCATCATCGCGAACTGGGATCGGATTGGTCCGGCCTTAAAGGAAGTTGTTGGCAGCGTCGTCGATTTTGTGCCAGGCGCTTTCGACGTCTGCAAGGAAAAGTTCGGAGCGGTGGCAGGGGCGATCCTGACGACGGCGACGGGGCTTTTCCGAGGGGACTTCAAGACGCTGTTCGGAGGCCTCGACGATCTGGCGACCGCATCCTTCAATCTCTTGCCGGGGGCGTGGGGGAAAGCGGCCGTGTCCTGGTACGAAAGCGTCAAGGCAAGCGTTTCGCGCATCGGGCAAATGATCAAGGACTTCTTTGCCAACTTTGACTTCAAGTCACTCATGCCCAACATGGATGACATGATCCCGTCCGGCGTGAAGAGCTTCTTCGGCTTCGGGGTCGACAAGGATGACGACCCAAACCCCAAGGCCGCACGAATGGAGCGGTCTGCGGGATTCGCCAATCCTGTGTCAATGGAGCCTGACAGGTCCGCTCGCATGAGCGGCGAGATGGTCGTTCGCGTTGCGGCATCGCCCGGCACGACGGCGCAACTTGCCGACATGTCTGCGGACGGCATGAAGCTGACTGGCAACGTTGGCTATTCGGATCGATATGCGGAGGAGGATAGCTTCTAATGGCTGAAACTCAGAAAGAAGAGAAGGTGCTCTACGAGGCATCCTTCCGCGGCGTTCCGTTTCACGTCACGAAAATCGACTTGAAGGTCGGACGTCGCACCGTCACGCATGAGTACCCTCAGCGAGACAAGCCCTACGTCGAAGACATCGGCCGTGCGACGCGAAAGCTGACCTTCACGGCCTTTGTTGTCGGAGACGACTACATTGAGCAGGTGGAGAAGCTGATCAAGGCCGTCGAAACCGAAGGCCCCGGCACGCTTGTTCATCCGCACTTGGGCGAGATGAAGTGCTGTCTCGAGCAGGTTTCGACAATCACCTTCACGGATGCGACTCGAACGGCCACGGTGGTTTTGAATGCCGTCGAATCCGGGGATTTGGAGTTCCCTGCCATCGGGGAAGACAACACGAACAAGGTGCTCGAGGCCGCCGACGAAGTCGAAAAGTCTGCGATCCAAGAGTTCTGCGACAGCATTGACCTATCGGCGGTAAGCGAGTGGGGTGACGCTGCCTTGTCAGGGGACTTGCTCGACAAGCTCGGCATCATCAGCAATGCCGACATCGCGGCCATCTTCGACAAGGTGGATGAGATCAGCACTTTGATTTCAAAGGGCGTGAGCCTTATCAGCGGCGGCCCCGGGGCCTTTGCCACTCGGTTGATGGGGGCTCTCGGACTCTCGCGCTTCGCATCGTCCGCACGTGCCTGGTCCGGCATTGCGAAACAGCTCAAGAACCTGACGAAGCATGACAAACTTCGGGAAGGAACAAAAGCGCTTGCACAAGCGAACGCC